TATGGGTAAGGCGGGATTAGTTCCATTCCTCTTAATCGCAGATCTAATGCAGACCCACTTTAAAACTAGCCAAATTTTATCTATTACGCCAGTTTCTATTTCTGCTTGTCCCTTCCATTGATGAAACCCTTTGTTCAAGTGAAGCTACTCGCTTAAACAATGCTCTTACATCTTTGTCTTTTCTATTTACAACAACTGAAAGCGTAAATAAGAAGATAGAAACGACAGCACCAATACAGGCAGCGATAACTTCAGACATTTCTATTGCTCCAATATCCTTTTTGCAATTCTATCCATGCACGTTGGGCAGAGATTAAATCTTGCTTGGAAATATCAGGATCATTAAGAAGGCTCCATATTTCTATTCTTTTATTGATTTGGTCAACGGTTAGGCCATGAGCGGCTGCAATGGTCTGTTTTTGCTCCAATGATAAGAATTTCAAAGTTTTTTGAACCATTTGTGTCTAATGTAGGCATGTTTACTCGTTTTTCTATGGATGCCAAAGAAAAAGTCAAAAACCAAGCCAAGCAAGAAGAAAAAGAAAAAGTATTAGTTAAAGACGATCAGGATCAACCTGAATACCAAGAAAAAATAATGTTCTTGGTGTCTACAACGGCACAAGGAGCCATTCTTTTTTGGTGTATATGCGTCCTGTCTCTTGGATACATCAAACTTCCAACAAGGATGTTTGGAGTTGAGATTCCAGACCAGCCAAGAATTGATAGTACATTTGCGGCTGGATTGCTTGGGAATATTTTAGCTGGCTGGGGAATTAGCGTAGGAGCTAATAATGGCAACAAGAAAAAGAAAAAAGAGGAAGGTGAAGGATCTGGAGCTATGCCAATGGGCGGTGGTTATCAAACCATTGTGATTAAGCAGCCAATTGAATTAATAACAAGAAAACCAGATGTAATTCGAGTTGATCCTATTAGTGGAAAAGATGTAAAAAATGATGGGTCTTTAGGATGAAGGCAGCAATAGAAACCGTTAAAAATATTATTTCTCCAGAGCAAAACTGGAGCAAGTTTTTAATGAAGATAGTCGGGCTTTCTGCTATCTCGGCTATAGGTTTAATTGGCTTTAAAGCTTATACAGATTCAAAGATTGTTGATGATGGAGGAGACAAGGAAATTAGCGTTTTATTTGAAGAAGATCCAAGTAAGAAGTTAAAGGTAGAAGCGTTGCTAAATGGCATCCTTACCAAGAACAGAGATATAAAATCTGTCTGGTTGTATGATTGGCCTGACGCTAGAAATATTATTCCTATTGCTAACTTTCCCAGAACGTCAATAGACCCTATTCCAACGGGTTATTGGATGCCGGGAGATGAGGAAGTAATAGGACATTTTGTTTTAGCTCAATGCACCCCACTTCCTAATAGAACTTTTATTTCACAAAGCTGCCCCATCACTGGGACTGAAGACGCTTGGGGCGTTTTAGTTGTTACCTACGAACAAGGGCCGGTCGATAAAATAGCTAATGTAACAGCGAAGAAAATCAGCGAAACGCTTTACTTGCTGCCTGACTAACCATGAAACACTTTCTTTTCCTGCTTTTATTAGCGGCTCCAAATTCAGTTTTGGCAGACATCAGCATTAAACACTCAGCCAGCACAAGCTTAAGAGTTGATGGAGCTGGAGTTCAAGCCATCAGAATCCCATCAACTTATTCTGTGTCAGGAAACAATATGAAAGTTTCTACAGGAGAGCATTTTGGGAAGTTGACAGCTCCGACAGCAACAGCAAGTGCTCTTTTGGATGTGGGTGTCATGGAGGTCAATACTGTAGGCAGTGCTTTCAGTTTCAGCGAGTCGTGGATTGGTGGGGATGCCCCTGTGGCAATAGGAAGTGGTGTTGATGTTTCTGGAGGAATTGTTGCTGATATGCCTGCCTTTGGCAATGTGGTAGTCACATCTGGAGGGGTCGCTGGGAATCTAAGTGGAACAGTTCTCAGCTCTGGACAAGCCACAACCGTAGCGGGAGGGGCGGGCACAACTGGGACGGCTCAAATAATTACAGAAATTACCGCTAAATGATATTTAATGAATAAAATATATAAGTTATTACTGCTTATATCCTTTGCAGGGACTAGCGTTTCTGCTGTTCCCGTCGTCCCAACCTTCTCAACGGGGACTCTAAACAGCAGACAAGAAACTAAAACTGTTGTGTCGGAAACTATAACGAGTGTTGATTTTTCTGGCTCGCAATATGTTGTCTCAGGCCACAATATTGAACCAGTAAATACAAATGTTATTTCACCTAAACTAATACAAACAACACCTCAAACTGTTGACAACATTAACTTCACATGGACATCAGTAGATGTAACTCCAGCCAACAAACCAGATTGGAAGATGACAAACCCCGGTCAAGCTTTCAGTTTTACCGAAAGCCTTCAAAATGCCGGACTCTCAAATATAACAACAATAAACAGAACTACTACTACGGAATCCTTAGTAGAGTCTGTATCTGTCTTTACTCAATAACATTTAGCCAGCCTGTTTTTGCTAACTCAACAACAATAGCATCTCCATCGGCTACCAGTAGTGGTTCCGTGATTAATCAGGGAATAAGTGTTAACCAAGGTGGCTTTATATATCAAGAATTAGGTGATGGAATCCGCTGCAGTGGAACGACTTTAACCATTAATCCGTTTGTCTCAAAAGTCAATGCGTGGAAAGATCCTTTTGAACCTCACTACTGGGAAAATATATACGATGATAGCACAGATGATGACGGTAATTTAACTAATCCCGGTGGTATTTTGTATCAAAAAAAAGTCAGAACTGGACAAGCTCGGAATAATCTTTCATTTAACTATGGCATAACTGCAACCGTGGCAGTCCCACTAGATCGCCGCATGACCAACAACTGCGTGGTAGCGATGAATAGCAGGATAAAATATTTAAACCAAGCATATAAAGCAAAAAAATTAGATTACGCTTTAAGCCGTTTAAAAGTATGTGCCGAACAACTAAAGCTTGGAGTTGTCTATGCAAAAGATAGTCCTAGTTATGTTGTCTGTGAAGATGTAAGGCTTATCACTCCTCCCGGTCAGTTGATAGACCACAGCCATAGTATTAAAGTAGGAGCTACTACTAACGATTCAGGCGTTGATCCTTTCGCCTTTCAGAAAGGCTCTTTACAGGAGGCTTCTTCTTCCGAATAGCAAGCAATTTTTTAGTCAATTTTTTACTAAAACTTTTGGCCTTTCCTTTGAGCTGCTTTTGAAAGAATTTCGCTAGGGGCTGTCCTACCAAAGTCACGCCAACAACAGATGAAATTGCAATAACTGACGTGTTAATTATCACGGTAGGTTCTGGACTGTAGTTGCCAGCTATCTCAACCGCACTAAGACCTTCCCAAACAATTTCACATTTATTTGTAAGTTCATCTCTTTTATATCCTTTTACAAGTGCTAATCCTCCTTTACCCATACTTCCTATCGGACTGTTTTGCATTTGATTAACAGAAGGGCATGGAAGTATATCTGCAATAAACTGTCCATCAATATTTGGAACTTTAAAATCTTGTTGTACTACATCGGTATTTCCCTGCTCGTTATCTTCGCTATCCTCTTCTTCCACTTCCTTTCTCTTATTCCCTTTTAACTTTGGAAGAGGTGGAACTATTTCTGGTTCTTCTGCTTTTACTGGCCCAACAACAGATAACCCTTCCCAATCAATAGCCATACTTTCTAGTGTTGGCACGTTGCCATCACAAAGGATTAAATTTCCCTTTTCATCGTTAGTAACTAAATTTTTATTTTTTAACGTCCTAGCCCTTACACAACCAGGCATTTGAATAATCGGGAAGCCTATGTTGTTGGGTATTAATGGTTCAGGTGTAGTAATTAAAGTTGTATCGATTGAAGCTTCGGGTATTTCTTTAATTGAAATATCTTCTATTTCCATTTAGCAGTCGTTCCATTGACCAGCAAGATCACTACTTAAATTACCGACTTGTTTTCTAGCTTGACCAAAGAATATTCCTGCTAATACTGGCCCTACGATTGGAACCCCTGCCAATGCTGGTGTCACTTGAACCGATCCAGCATCAGCAATCATTTGTCCATTGCTTTTACCCTGTGCCATCTTTTCTATACATTCAATTTGTTTATCAGTTAACTTCCCTCCTTCACCTTGAGGGTAAACAGCAAATTGAGCAACAGATTCTTTATGAATATGCCTAGTCTTTACACCACCATTAAATGTAGGAGCTTCGCTAGTTTCATACTGAAGCATTGTTTTTG